ATTCAGTAGAAGTACGTTCTCTCATTTCTTCTCTGACTTGATCCTGTAATTGATTTGCATTATCATCATCACTATAATATTCACTATTCATTCCATTTTCTTCAGTTAATCTAAAGAAGTCTTTTTCCATAGCATAGAATTTATAGCTTTCTTCATAACCATTGTCTCTATTTGCAATTACTTTTATTTTCATTCTGCCTTCTAGCGGACTTCTCATTAATCCGTATAAAGCATCTACTGTATGTACTAGACCAAAAGATTCTGCCACTGAGTCCATTCCTAAGTCAAAATTATCAACATCGTCTCTTCTAATCTGAGTGGCTGATATTACGCACCATTCGTTTCTCATAGCAACTCCTCTAAGTTCTTCACATATCATCTTAACCTTTTCGTATAATCCTTCTTTATCTTTTATAGGTCTTAAAAGATTTAAGTAATCTACTACTATTACCTTAAATTTTTTGTTTAATCTATTTTCTAATCTAAGAAAGTAGTTTTCAATGTCGATTGCAGTAGCACCTCCTGTTGGAAATTCTACTACTTCTAAATATCCTAAATCTCTTCCCGAGTCCTTTAATTCAGATATTTTATTTTCAATTAGTCGAGCATTCTCTTCGTCTGTTATATTTTCATAGTCATCTTTAGGAACACTTAATATATTAGATCCGATACGTTTCATATAAGATCTATCAGCAAGTTCAACGGTAACCAGCCCTGTATTATTTCCGGAAAGAAATGACCTTGCTGCTACGTTTCCAAGAACCATTGATTTTCCAACTTTTGGACGACCTTGGAATACTACTAAAGTTTTTAAGTTCCAACCTCCTCCTTGAGTTTTATCTATAAAATCAAATCCACTAGGAGTACCTATTTTAGGTATTTGAATATGTGATTTAGGATCAAAGAAGTTAAGACCTTGTCCTGAATTACTAAAACTAACCGACAACTTTCCGCTGATGTCGTTTCTTACTTTTTCAGTAATTGAATCTATATTGTCAGGATTTATTCCAGCAGTTTTTAGATAAGACATAATATCAACAACAGTGATATTTAGATTTCTAAGAAGGGTAAAAGATTTTACGTATTTATAAAGATAGTCGTAATTGTATTCCTTTAAGTTAAAAAAGAAGAGCTCCTCGAATTCCATTTCATCTAAGAAATAGTTATTTAGCTCTAGAAAGCTTCTTAGCTCCTTTTTATTTGGGATCTTAGAATGATTTTTGTAGAACTTTAGAGCGTATTTATATACCTCCATTCTTCTCTCATCATTAAAGTATTTAGGAAGGATCATCGTAATAAGATCCTCTCTGCTTAAAGATGAATGATTTCGTGGTTTAAGTTCATTTACATCATTATCTGGACTTAATACAAAGTTCCAAACCATTGTTTCAAGAGAATCTATATTTTCTGTAAAATCTACTACCATTATTCTATTTTATAAAATTTTTCAATTAATTCTTTAGAAATATACATTGACTTTCCTTTAGGTACAATTAAATTTTTTGAAATCATTTTTTTTAGTTCAGTAACTACACGGGTTTTAAATTCCTCAGATTTCATTTTATCTCCAAACACATATTTAAGAGTTTTGGATGTAAACTTGAACATATCAATAGTCAATTCCTTTTTATCATTTATTATATACTTTATTAATTCAAAAATAATGGACTCGTTTTCTAATAAAGAGTCCATTAGATGCATATTTAAATGATACTTAATTGGAGTTTCTTTTTTAATCGCTAAGGTCATCTTCTTCTCCGTGTAATTCTATTAGTTCGTCAGCTTCAACTTCTGAAAGACTACTGTACTTGAATTTAGGTTGAATAACGTTATTATCAAGTTCATCTATAACTCTGTCAGTAAATACCTTATCAGTGAATACCTCTCTCCATGGAATCAATTCTCCATTCCACCTATTAACATAGTTTCTAGCACTTTCTTTAGGTAAAAAGTAAAAGATCTCGCCGTCTATTTCAAATTGATCACATTTAGCTGAATCAGTTGGGCTTAATTTATTATATTCCTTTTCAGTCAATTTGTTTCCTCTTGCAATTCCGCATCCTTCCCAAGAAATATATTCCTGTAATCCAACATACGGATTCATTCCCTTATGGAAACTAATATGGAACTCTATATCTTCAGGTTTAGCTAAACGGTTTTTATCTATTTTAGATCTAACAATTACTCCTGTTTTAGTTTTACCAGATTCAGAACTAGTTATATCATTATCATTATGAAGTCTTCCTTTAGAAAGAAGAGCAACAATTGATGCCGAATATAACGGGCCTCCACCTCCAGACATTTGCTTAGGAGTATATTGATCTTGACTTGAATAAGTATGAGATGTATAAATTAAAGGAATTTTAAGATTAGATAGATCAAGAGTAAATGACTTAAATAATGCTCTTAACTCTTTTGCTCTTAATCCCATATCTTGAGCGTTACTTCCTTTATTTCTGTCATCAACTTCTTTATTAGTCTCTAAATGAGTAAGGGAATCTACTACTATCATCAACTTAAGACCAGGATTTTCCTCAGACATTTTTATAAGATCATTTATAAAAAACTTAACTTCTGAGATTACTCCAATTCTCTTATAGTTCATGAGATCCATGTTTACACCAAAGTTTTCAAAATCATTCTGGTCTAATGCTCCTTCAGTATCAATATAGAATACAGCATATCCCATATCTTGAGCATTTGTAATTGCATTTAAGCATAGAAATGTTTTACCTGCTCCACTGTCTCCCCCTAGACCTACGCTTCTTGCATTTGGGTACCCTCCTCTAAGAGATCCGGAAAGTTGAGCATTTAACAGATAATTACCTGTACTAATATACTCAGTTATATCAGAAAAGCCTCGAAGCTTAACTCTTTTTTTAGTAGCCTTCTCTAAATTGTCACTGAATCTAGAAAATGCAGAGATCAAATCTTTAGTATTATTCGACATATGTTTAATTTTTTAATTTTGTACTACGAAAATAAACCAAGTTTTATTGGTCGATGTATGAAAGCAGTAACATTGCACCTGATAGACATAGGGAGTCATCGATGTCTCCATTTAAAAATCTAGTAAATCTAACTTTATCTAATTTATAGATCTTTTTATCATTATCCGATTCAGGAGTATCTAGGGTAAACCCATTTAAATCTTTAGAGTAATTATCTAAAGACACACCGTAACACTTATATGTTTTAGAAAATGGAAGATTATGTTTAATTGTCCCTAATTGATACAGATCATTAACATTAATATTGATATGTAATTCTTTGTTTATCATGTCCTCAAGACGCTCGTACATAGTATCGTCAGTGTCTAGAATATCACTAGTTATACAGGTATGTCCTTGATCTCCGCTTAAATAGTCCATGTATTTTGCAAGATATACATTTTTGATCTTTCCGTTATTTGTATCAAACGGGATTATGCAAATACTTTCAGTATCACATATAATTCTTCTAAGATGAGAATCTTTATTTTCAAGAGAGACTATTCGGTATTTGCCATCTTGATACTTTTCTATATGGTCAAACTTATTATTTGTCATTTACCTCAGTTACAGTTATTTCAGAAGATGTTTTTTTATCTCTCTTAGTTGTAGATGTCTTTGTACTTAACATTGATTCCAAAGATTCTTTAACTACTTTATTATTTATCATTGAATGTACGTAGTTAGATAGATGAGTAGTAAACTCTTCTTTATTTTCAGCATTATTGTACATCAACTTTAGTAACTTTTTATCTGGAAGTTTAATTTTTAGTTTAAGGCTCAAGTCAGTCTCATCTGAGTTAAACATCTCAAACGGATTAGCAGAAGGCGGTTTAGGAGTTTTTGGAGAAGATTGAACTGTATTATTAGTATGCTCAACTATCGGTTTTTTAACCTCTGGAACAATCTTAGGTTCCTGAACTCTAGGAGATGGAGAAATTGCCTCAACTTCTTGTTTAGTAAGAGGTTTAGTATCTCCATGTATCATCATTAATTTTTGAGTAACCTCTTTTGCATGTACTTGAGATCCATCGTCAAATACCGCAATACCTGCAGGGGTAATATCTTTACATTTAACTACTTTTCCAATTAAGTCAGGTCTATCGGTCTTAATCCATTGAAACTGCTGACCTGTAAAATTAGTTTTATAGCTAATTAATTGTTGTTCACTTAACATCTTATCTAGATTATTTTTATTGAATATCTGTTTTATCTTCTCTATTATCCACATTTTCTTGACAATATTTTATTTCGATATCATCATTATGATATGAATTAGTACTTACCCATACTTCTTGTGGATAATTAAACGTAGTTCCAGCAAATGGAATATGTTCTTTGGCGTAAAAACCAGTAACTTTCTCTAGTTTAGATTTTATTATTTTGATTTCAGCAGATATCTTTTTAGAATCTAGTGAGTGTACATAGGTTTTAAGCCATTTTAAATATTCCAGTGGGTTCATACTACTTATATTTTAATTCTTTTATTTCATCCTGAGCAGATATTCTAGCATTATATAATCTATCTAAAATAATCCTAGCTACAGAATCTCGGGTCCCATCGAATAGGGTTTGATTTTTAGTCCTTATTTCAGTACCTTTTTCTTTAATCATTCCAATTTTTCCAAGATATGCATCTGGGGAACAAT